ACACGTAATAGCAAAATGCACAAAATTTTCTTCCCCAACGGCTAAATCTTTGTGCAAAATGTCAATAGACACAAAATTTAGTGCCCACGCCCCCTTAGGGTAGGGGAGTGGGCGCTAAATAGGGACTATTACAAGATATTAAAGCATATCAAATGTAATTTCGCAGTTGATTTGTTTGCCGGTATTGACAGGCGCATTAATGACAACACTTGCTGTATTATTATCATAGTATGCAGGTACAAGCACGTTGTCGGTGGAATTATACAGGTACATATCCCTGTAAACGTTACCGGGGAGACCTGCAAAAGGTATATCACCAAACGCGGACACAACAGAGAATTTGGTGCCTTTAGGGGCATCAGCGATTAAATAGCCGTGAATTGCAATATGCAAATGCCGGCCATCGAAAGATGCATAACTTGCATCTGCCCCGTTAGTAAAGTTTGTGGCTGTCAGCTTGGTAATGTTATTGATCTTAGCTGTCGTTATGCTGCGGCAAGTATTCCGGCCAAGGGTCCATGCGCTAATCTGTTGTTCATATTCGGCATATTGGAGATCAATATTGCCACAATCGGGTGATACATAAATGCCGACACGCTGACATTTTACATCATTTTTGTTTGTAGCAATGATCGTGCCCCGAATATTGTAGCACCCTCCCAGTATTTGGATGCCGATATTATTTGCCTCGGATCCTACAGGAACCTTAAATCCATTCGCATCGAGCAATAATCCGGAAAACACGATGTTATTACTTGTTTGTTCGACAACTACTCCGTTAGCGTAGCTCTCTTGTACCTCGGTGTTGCAAAATAGTTCACGTTTTGCGTGATACAAATGCAAGCCTATTGATCCCGTAATGGCGTGTGAAGCATCATAAGATGCACGCCATCCGTTCATCTTAATTGCCAGGTTACACCATTTGTTTGCCTCGGATTCGCACAAAACGCCATTATAGCAAAAAGTCACTACAATATTACATAATTCCGAATCAGAGAATTTTGCGTCAATTCCCAAATCGCACGTATCCACAAACGCATTGATAATGGATACATATGCAATATATAAGCTCGAATTGATGCCAATGGACCACCCAGATACGATAATATCCCGGATAGCACTATTGCGGCACTCCAGCGCATAGGAATCGCCCTTGATCTTGCGGTATTCTTCGTGATTTTGGTTTGCGGTGACCATCCATGTTTTGTTACGGATATAAATGCCGCTTCCTGCCCCGTTGGTGGCCCCTACTCCATAAAGCGCCAGCGATTCGATACGAATCGTAAAATAAATGTCATCGTATGTATTGGGGGCCTTGTATTCGAGGTCGTAAATAATTCCATCGCTGGCGGTGATCCATATAATGGATGTGTCGCGCATGTTTTCACCGATTATTCCGCAACCTCTTTTCATATATAGGGTATCTGACATATAATAAGTTCCGCTCGGGAAATATACTGTATGTCCGGCATCCAACAGCTGTTGTAGCGTCGATGTATTTTGCGCTGCTGCGCTCTGATCGTTTGCTTTAATACCTGCTCCCGGCGCCGAAATATATGTCTGTATTTGATTGATGCTATTTTGTAGCTGTGTGTCGGCATCCTCCCGGGCCTGTTTCTCGGTGTCAATGGCTGTCTGAAGGTCGCTGTCGGCATCCTCCCGGGCCTGTTTCTCGGTGTCAATGGCTGTCTGAAGGTTGCTGTCGGCATCCTCCCTGGCCTGTTTCTCGGTGTTGATGGCTGTCTGAAGGTTGTTGTCGGCATCCTCCCGGTCCTGTTTCTCGGCGCTTAGGCCCTCATTAAAGGCGGCGATAAGGTAGTGTAGAACTTCATTTGTGGAGCTGCTGACGCAGTTGGAGCCGGGCACGTAAGCATCACCGGCGATCATTGCTCTTGTGACACGTACCAGCGCCCCATTTACCCAGACAAGATCGTTGACCGCTCTTGCGGCTGTCGCGGTGGGGCTGTGCCCCTCATCGTTGGGAGTAATGGCTTTTTTCACATCGGCCCAAAGCTCGTCGAAATTGCCAATTTTGGTCCAGAACTCGGTACGGTCCAGAGAAACACCGGACGGCACCGGCTTCACAGACAGATATGCGTTGCCATTGCTATCCACAACTACGGTGTTTGCTTCGTACTGATTTGTAATGTCCCACTGTATGGGATCCGCGTACTTGATCGTTGCCAGGCTGACGAAATTCGTCAGTTTGGTATTGAACTCGTTCAGTATCTCAATAATCCAATCAAGATTGAGATCATGGAAATTGGTGTAGGGTGCTCGGTGAATAGGATTGATAGTATCCATTTTATTGCATCTCCTTAATATACCAGCAGGCAAAAGTTTGCCCGGATGTCCATAACGATTTTTTGCACCGCATTTTCCATTGCAAGTGACAACTCTTTAGTAATGAGGTCTTGAGGGTCTCGCCCTGCCCGGCCCTTCTCGGTCACGGTATCTTTGTAGTTGTCGTGTGACTCCGAGGTGGTTGTATGATCGGTGGTGGTCGTATCCGTGCCGCTGCTGGTAATGGTGTTCCCAGTACCGAGGGCCGTAGTGCTCTTCTCTGCGGTTTGCAATGTCCCGCTGTCAAAACCCGTAACATCCCGGGTAGTGCTGTCACTGCCGTTATTTTGGCCAGTGGTGGTCAAGTTCGGCAGTCTGGTTGTCGTTCCCTTGACGCCGTTTGTGTCGGTGCCGGCCCCTGAGTGGTCGGTGGTTCTGGTTCGGTCATCGGATGCCAAAGCATCATAGTTCAGGCCGAGGGCGGCAGCGTACCGGGTCCAGCTCGGAAGCATGGTTTCAGAATATACGCCAAGTGCCCGGCGCATTGTTGGGCCGTCCGCATATAATACCTCCAATTCCAGTGTATCAAACAGTAATTGATTGCAGACAGTTTCTTTAGAGACACTGTCGGGGACTTTCAAGTCGTCGAACAGTTCTGGGTATCCTGTCAATAGGCCGTTAAAGCTCAACGTTGCGTGCATCGTTGTTCACCTCCTGCGCCCCAGTATCGGGCGGAAAACGCCAATCGACCCATAAAGTAGATTTGTCAATTCCAAAGAGCTTGTGTACTCGCTCACACCCATGCTGCAAGCTGTCCAACCATAGCGACGCTTTGGCGGCTGTCTCAACGTTGTTAGAATTGACTTCGTCGGTTAACATCCGCTCTTTCTTGCTGGTGTTGGTGTTGGGGATGCCTACTTCAGTATCGAACAGGGCTTTAATGGTTTTAAGGGCTGTCAACAGTTCGTTGGTGATGAAGTTCCCTTTAAGGTCTGTCGCGAAGTACATCCAAGGGGCTTGCCCGGATGCCCCATTTTTAGGCGCTTTGAGCAATGAGGAATCCACAAACACGGCGGGGTCGCCCTGCATGATCTGGTCAAACATCTTTTTAAAAGATTCTGCACCGGCCTTGTTACCAGATGCAAACACATACGCCAAACGGCTGTTGATTAAATTGCTCTGGATGGTCTGGGCCGCAAGGGCCATCATATCCCCATAATAGGCCACAATATCCACCATGCCGCGGTAATCGGGCTGCAAATTGATGATCTCACACTGCTTCCCGATTTGCAAATAGGGGGACCCTTTGATAAAAGGGTTTGCAATGATGGAGTGCGTGGGATTGTAAAAAATGTTAATGCCGGTCAATCCCATTCGGTCATATACCAGGCCGTAACGGTCAGTATTGAACACCGTAACACCACCGGACCCAAAAACAAGATATTGCAAGCGGTTACTGGGCCATGTGTCGGGGAGCGTCCAGCGGACCATAGACACAGCTTCAAGTAACAGATATTTGCGGAAATAATAGGATAAGCTGTTGCCTTTGGTGTGCATCACGGAGGGAGTCACCGGCGACACATGAGCGTTGATCTGCTCATAGCTGTAGGGTGCACTCATAACAGACGACCTCCTTTTGCCATTTTAAACAGCAACCAAATAGGCAACTTACCGGTTGGCCATGGTCCCGGCCCAGGGCCAGGGCCTCCGCCGGAGTCCCATTCTACTTCCCATGTTCCGACCTGATTCGGGATTCTGATAATACCGGAAGGGTCCCTCAAGTTTCCGGCGGCGTCGGCATACTCCCAATGCGTGTGAATGCCCGTTGCGTTGCCGGTTTCGCCCTGTGTGCCAATAAACTGACCCTTTGTAATCGTGTCGCCAACGTTCCAAATCTGCGATGCAAAGTGCGCAGCTCGCCATGTGGTGCCGTCGGCCATTCTGACTTTTATCATATTGCCCCACGACTGATCGCCCGAGGTGCTGCCATTCCAGTGCTGCGCCACGACCACAACGCCCGCCTCGGGCGCGTAGGCTTTATGGTTACCGTGCACCGTGTCAATGCCCCTGTGAGGGCTTCCGTCCGAGTACGCAGGATAACCGGCGGTCACTCTGATTGGCGACACGTCAGTAATACACTGTTTATATACTGCCATTGTTTACGCCTCCTACTCTAAAAAGAATCCATTTTTCATATAGCTTTTGACGCTGTCAATCTCAGCGGCTGTTGCGGGCAACGCAATATCGGGGTTGTCTACCATCATGAACCCCGGGATACTGAACAGCTGCACTTTCTGACACAGGGGCCGTCCGTGGTCCTCGTTGTTGTCGTCGACCAGATCATAAAACGCACCTGTCAAATATGGGGTGATGCCATATTTTGCAACACTGGCCACTCCACCTTTTGATTGACTCGAAACGGTCATTTGCTGGGCACCGGAGGCAATACCGTTTATAACATCGCCCCCGCCGAAAAAGGACTCAATACCGCCTGCCACAGCACCCACCGCGGTTTGAATCAGCCCGCCCAAACTTGCTAATTCATTTACATTGGTTGTGATCTGAGCCAGCTGCACAGGTACCGAGACGTTACCGGACGTGGAAAAGAAAATTGTATTGAAATCTTTATTAAATGACAAGTCCAGTATTGCATCACCGGTACGGTAATCAACAGTTAATCTACAATACAACGTGCTTTGCAACACAAACAGGTTAGCATTTAATTTGATTTCCCCAAAAGGCGGACAATACAGCGTATACTCGGAATAGGGTGCCCCGTCTGTATAAACGCCCCTTGTAATGTGCTGCGGATGATGGGGGGACGAGATGCTGAACGTAAAAACGTTTTTGTCATTGGTATTCTGAATGACATAAGCGTTCCCCACGTTTTGCATTTTCCACCAACCGACGGGGATTTCTGTTATGGGGGTGCCAATGGCAGCGTTGCCACACGGTATCCAAAACGCTTTTGAAATGTACTGAATAGGATTGAACAACGCTTTAGTTAAGTTGCTGCTGATCTCTTCGGCGCTAATATCCAGATAATCAGTATTTTGCAAAAGAGCCGCCATAAGCTTTTGAAACGTGGTAGCGCTCATTGCAAAATAAATCGCGCCACCAAAAGACACGTACCCAGGGGCATTGACGGCCACAACAAAAAATCCTTGACTGCCACTTTCCGGGTCATCCGTGAACGGCGTTGAATTTGCATAGATGGTTCGAGTGGTGATCGTTGCTTTGGTGGGGTACAAATTATCTGCAATTTTTGGGTCAAACTTTGCCGACGATCTAACCACATATTCGGTAGAGTACCCGATCTGGTCGCGGTAGCTTGCCAGCGTATCAACAGTCAGAGAGGCCACCCAGAGACCGCCGGCATACGTCCAATTTTTTACCCAGTAATACCGGCTGAATGTAGGCAGATAGCAATAGTTATATCCCGTCGGGTCACTCTGTGAGGCAATCTTGATTTCGGGGTCAATGATGTTGCAAGGGGCTTTAAGGTCAATTCCAAACTCCTGACCGCCGCTGGGCCGTTTTGTGCTGTTTGTGCGCTTTGCGAATTGATAAAATGTTGCTTGCATAAACGCCTCCTGAAAAAAATAACCGGCGAGCGTACTGCCCGCCGGTGCCGGTCAGGACTTCGAAGGGTCCGCGTCCTTGTGCGTGGTGGTTTTCAGGGTGGAGGCTTTGCCCGTGCTGGGCGCAGTGACGTCTCCGGACGTCATCAGGAACAACACCGCGTTCTCTGTGAAGTCATCGTACCACGACCAGCCATAGTGATACCAGAAGTTTGTATACAGGCCCCTGGCGTTCATGGGGGTCGGGACCACGCGGGACAGCTTCGGAGTGTAGCCGATGGCATCCCAGTCCAGCAGGCATCCGAACACATTGGACAGCTGCACCGCGGCATTCTTGGTTGCCACACCGGCAGCACTGGTTATAACAGGCGTTGCGGAGATGGTTTCGCGCTTGTCGATGTTCTGCCAGAACGTGACCTGCTCCGCATCGCGGTATTTCAGCATATTGTCATGGAATACCTCGGGAATCACGCGGGCGTCGATCTGACTCTGTGTACCGCTGTACAGATAGAGGTGCTGCCGATCATACGGGGTGTGACGCATGATGTTGTACGTCGTGCTGCCAATCTTCCAGTTCTGATGCCAGTTGATGGTGCGTTCTTTCATAAGGCGGGAAATGTCATTGATACGGCCATATGCGTATTTGGCGAAACCCGGGAAGTTTGCTTCCTTATACACGTCCTGCACGGTTAGGCTCGTGCCCTGCTGGGCGTTGTACTCGTCGAGCAGATAAACAACGCTGTTGGGGCTGGTCACCGTCATGCCGGTCAGATGATTCGCCATCAGGTTGTTGGCCAGGTTCCGGCGGTCTGCCTCGATCTGGTTCGACAGATGCAGCACGAACGAGGACCAGAACTGCGCCAGTTCCTCGGGGCCTTTGAAGGCCGCTTCCATCTGGGTGTCGGCCTGCGTGTACACGCGGCTGTAATTGGTCTGGCCATAGTAGTTAGTTTGAAGGACTTTAGGCTTATGGACTTCGTACATATCCACGCTCTGGCCTTCCGTAAGTGCCCACGCCTTATCGGTGACGGGGTCGCTGTCGCAAAAATTGATCTTCCGCACATGGTTGGCCCAGTCATCGCCCGTCACCTGCAAGCGTTTCAGCGGGGCATCGTAGGGGCGGACGGCAAAAATGCTACGTCCCAACACCTGGCTAATCGCTTTAGTGTAGTTGTCGGGGCCGGTCAGCAACGTGGCCTGCGCAACAGACACAAAGCTAGACGTGTCCACGATGGGCGACGTCGGCTCCTGGCCAGTGGCCATCTTGTTAATTTCCGTCAGAATTGCGGCAATGTCCGCAAAATCCATACCGAGAGGCATATTATTTCACTTCCTTTCCATAGGTTGGGTCGATGATTCGGGCTGTCACCGTAGCGGCATCTGCCGCCGGCTGCTGCTGGATGCCAAGGCCCAGCGCGTTTGCCTGCAACGTCTGGGTCATAGTCTGCATTGCCTGGGCGCTGGTCTGCTGACCCTGCAAAATCTCCCGCAACAGGGTTTCGAGGCCGTCATACTGCGGCGCGGGCTGCGGCACGGACTGCGGCACGGGCTGCGGTGTGGGCTGCGGTGTGGGCTGCGGCACGGGCTGCGGCGCGGGCTGCGGCGCGGGCTTCTCCATAGCTTCGATCTCTGCTTTGGTGTATCCGGCCATTGCGAGGGCCGCTTTTTCACTGATTTTCAACTTTAGTCGCCTCCAATACAACGTATGTGTCATGCGCCAGGCATTTAACGACCTGGTCTTTGTCTCCTTTTGTGACAGGTCCCACGGCACAACACTGCCATGTCTGGGCCGCATCGAACCAGTCGCTATAAAACGGAATGTTCAAACGAGTGCACAGGTCAGCCAGCAGAAACGCACGCTCGTTTGTTATCGACTGGGC